TTATGCCGTGACGAGGAAAATTAAGCAACATGATAAAAGAACTAAACAACTGCATCCCTTCAGTAAAGGCACTGAAAACAGCAATATGCTCAGCAGTGCTAGCGATAGTACCATTCCTGCTAGAAATATCAAGTACATAGTCATGCTTATCCCTCATCTCTTGGTATTCGAGAAACTCATTATAAGTTGACTCAGGCATACCGAGAGTTTCAATCAGATGTGAGTAAGCAGCAATATGTAGGGCTTCACGAGCAGCAAAACCCATAAGCATCATACGAATCTCAGGCTGAGGGAAATAAGGAAGATAGTTGTTAACATACCCACCAGCAACATCAATATCACCCTGTGTAAAGAATCTGAAAATGTTCGTAAGAAATTGTTTTTCTTCATTTGTTAATTTTTTCTTCCAGTCTTTAACGTCTTCAGCCATTGGTACTTCTGAGTGAAGCCAATGTGCTTGCTCATGTTTTAACCAAGCATCATATGCCCATGGATAGTTAAATGGTTTAAAATATGTACGTTGATCTGTTAAATTGTTTTTTGTTTTAGTTATCATTTATTTACCTTAAATTTTACTGCAATACTTTCTCTTTGTTCTAAACAATATACACTTGGTTCTAATGCCATATGAGGCATAGTTGAATTGAACATAACGGCACTATTTGATTTTGGAAATACTGATTTTAAAACCTCAATAGGATTCTCAACACTATCTACAAAAATTAAATGACCACCATAATATGGTTTCCAATTTGGTGTTAGATAATATACTAAAGAACCATAAATGTTTCCATCATTTTGAGAATCATCAGTATGAACCCAAGCTGATTGACCATGGGCTTGGCCATTTCCATAAACCCTACCAATATCAATTTTAACATTTAAAATATTTTGTATTTTATTTTTAAATAACTCTACAATATATTCGCTAGACTCTAATGGTTTTTGCCAAAAGGTTCTAATAGGAACAGGAGAATTGGAATCCATTTCCCCTGCTCTAAAGTGCCATTGATATATTTGGAATTCATCATATACAATTCTATATTCATCTATGGATAGAAATGAATCTATTTCATAAACTTGTCCACTGTTTAACATATCACCCCTCACACGCTAAACAAGTATCAGCATCTCCTGTAAGTGCTTGTAGATTAATTTCTTTAATAACTTCACGTTCGATACGCTTAGAAACTTTATCAGCCTTAGCAATCTTATCGGAACGGCAGTAGTACATAGTCTTCAAACCTTGTTTCCATGCTTGGAAGTGAACAGCATGGATATACTTAATATTACTATCAGGTCTAAAGAAAACATTCAACGACTGCGCTTGGTCTACATATACTTGCCTGTCTGCGGCATGCTGGACGACCCAACGCTGGTCAATTTCCATAGAAGTCTTGAACACATCTTTTGTCCAGTCATCCATCCAATCCAAGTGCTGAACGCTTCCATCATTCGCAATAATTGAACTCCAAATTTGTTGGTATTCATCTTCGCCTTTCGGTGTCAAAGGTGCACCACTGGGAGACAGGTGCTTCATAATAACCACATCAAGGTGTTTATTTTTATTTAAGTGAGAACCCGATAAAGTGTCTTGGCGATAAGCATTGGCACGAAAAGGTTCAATAGAAGGACTAGTATTGCCCATGAGAATGGAAGAAGAAGCATTGGGAGCAATAGCCATAAGATGACTAAACCTATTCCCAGTACCCACTGCATCAGGTGCTTCACCACGTTCCAATCCCAACTTTTTGTTCGCTTCATCTAGTTTTCCTCTAACGTGAGCAAATATTTGTTTGTTACGTCCTACAGCCTGTGGGCTTTCCCATGGTAAGTTGTTCTTTTGCAGATAGGCGTGCCATCCAAGAGCACCGATACCGATGCTTCGTTCACGCATGGCTGAGTATTTTGCACGCTTAATGGTGGAAGGCGCATTAGAAATAAAATACTGAAGAACATTATCAAGCATTTCTGCAGTATCAGAAAGGAATAAAGGATCGTTTTTCCATTCATCGTAGTACTCCAAGTTTAATGAAGATAAACAACAAACTGCGGTTCGTTTCTCATTAGTTGGTAGAATAATTTCTGAGCATAAATTTGACTGATGAATCTTTAAGCCAAGATCTTTCAAGTGTTGTGGTAGTTTGCGATTTGATTCATCAATAAAGTGAATGTATGGTTCACCAGTCATCATACGCATTTCAAGGATACGCTGCCACAATTCCCTTGCTGAAACAGTTTCACGAACTTCATTTGATGCTGGATCAACTAGATTCCATGAGTCATCAAAGTTTGGATCAATCATTGACTTCTCAATAATTTCCATAAATGCATCTGGGATATTAATACCATGGTGCATGTTCAAGCAACGCATATTCTGGTCGCCTGTTGGCTTGCGCATTTCTAAGAACGAAATGATATCAGGGTGATCAATAGAAAGATAGGCAGCATAACTACCACGACGAGTGCGCCCCTGACGATACGCCAAAGAAGACGCATCGTACATTTTAAGATGCGGCATAACGCCAGTAGACTTATCGTCGGCACTACGAATACCAAAACCAATACCAACCCCACCCCCGAGCATACTGAGCCAATTAGTTTCCGAAAGGTTGTCAACCAATCCTTCTGCAGTATCTTCAATATAATTAAGGAAACATGATATAGGCATGCCACGCTTAGACCTACCAAAAGAAAGAATGGGAGTAGAATAAGACAACCAATGTTTACTGCTATATTCGTATAATCGTTGCGCATGTTCAGGGTTACTCCCAAATGTACTTGAAACAAAAGCAAATCTTTCTTGTGGACTTACTTCATCATCCTTCATATAACTTTCTTTTAATCTCAACTTACCTAACTCATCGAACAATTCATCTCGTTCGAAATCTACTTTTATACCATGCAGATATGCCATACTTTATGCCCTAATTTATTATAGTTTTACTAATTCATTTGCCAGAGGAAATACCTCAGCAATAACTTTTGCGCATTCACGTGCGACTTCTTGATGTTCTTTTTGTGTACCATTTGCAGAACGGAGTTCAATAAAATGAATCCAGCTACGCAATGTACCATTCATGTATAAACGAGAAGCAGTCAGTCCTTCAGGCAGAACTACTCTTGCCTGTTCTTTGGCAATTCCATTTTCGATTGCCCACTGATATGCTTCTTTCGCTTCATTAATAACTCGCTTTTGTCTTTCTTCCCACCAAGCAGCCAATGCTAGATTATTATTCTCAACACTATTTTGACGATTCTTTGTATCTTGAAGTCGGGCTTCTCTAAGAACAAAGTGTAAGTCTTTTGTTGGATCAGCATATCGCTGGCTAAATTCCTGGAATGAAAAAGAACGATGACGTAATATTTGTCTTGCTATATCGCGAGTAGTTTCAATTTCTAAACAAGCACTAACCATCTCTAGAGGTGACCAGTGTTGATGCTTAATTAAATACTTAATTAACTTCTCTGATGTATCTGTGTTGAACTGGTTGCTGGGATTGCTCACACGTGCACAGAACGCAACTAACTCCTGTACATCCACTAAACCTTCCTGAAACATTTTAGCATCAGGTTTACTATAACTAATCATTCTAACATTCATATTTTCTTCCAAGTACTATATTTCAATTTTGCTTCAATTCCTTTGAAGGTATTTGTATTTATCGTATCGACAATCTCATCTACCGTCATATTACCATGTAAAATCATATCATTAATATCTTTCTGTTGTATATGCTCAGGGAACATACAAACAGAATATCCAGCATTAATATTTTTTTCAAGAAACTTAGTTATCTCTCGGCTTCTTGGTTCATTATCCATTACAATTGTTGCGTTAGCCAGCAACTGCCTAATAGTAGGAGTATCGAAACTTGCTCCAGAAACTGCGATAGCATTAGGTAAGAATAACGAGTCAATCGGTCCTTCCACAACAAGTATTCGCTTATTAAAATCAACTCTATCGAGCCCATAAATTTTCTCCTGTGTTTCGTCAACCTTAATGGTATAATACTTAGGTTCTTCTGCGCCATATGCCCTGCCTTGAAAAGCAAAACATTTGCCTGCTGGTGTAAAGAATGGTATTATCATTCTTGGGTGTTCATCTTTAATTGGCTCTTGGAATTTAGCAGTTACTGAATTTGTAAATGCTTTAAACTTTGGAGCAAAATATAATAGATGCCATTTATCTCGTGGAATCTTTCGTTTGATAACATATTCAACAGCAGGATGCGTCAATGGTAGTTTATCTATGCGAGATAAACTTGAAAGGATATCATCCTCTAATAATTCTACAGTGGGAGTTTCTAAGATGACGCTTGTTTGTTTAACGTCTTTGTGATCAGTGTATTTTGAAGCACCTGCTTTATAGCGTTCCAAAACATATTCATCATAAAGCATTGGATCAACATACTTGATAAGATTACCAATGTTGCTACCATAACCACAATTGTGGCATTTGACCAATAGATCTTGTTCACGTGGATAAATGTAACCACGTGCTTTCAATTTATTCTTCGAAGAATCTCCACAAACTGGACACGAGAAGTTCCACGTATTGGCTTTTTTTTCTTTGAAGTTCCTTAGACGAGTGCCAAGGATTTTTGCATATTTGTTGTCAATATAGAGCATATAGAGTAATTATACCCCATATGCTCTTGCAAAGCAAGTTTAATTATGTTAATTCTTTAATTGTAAATGCAAACCAAACATCTAGTTTGGTAGCATTGTCCACACGCTTCATACAAAGAGTAAGCATATTTCGACTTCCTCCACCATACATACTAGCTGGACCTTCATCACCACTGGTGTTTTTGCCAATAATAATGCCACTATGTCTCATATATGTTCCAGCAGGAACAGTAAAGGTGTTGCCTTGATTACTTGAATATTGATCTTGATAAACACGATACTGACTGTGTACACCAAATGTAGTCCATGAAGGGATAGCTGCACCAGAAATGGTTAGTGGACCTTCGTACCATTCATAAACAATAGTACTTTGATTAGCATTGTTGTTGCCTATTTCGTATTCTAGAATTTGAATAAAATCTGTAGCACTTGAACTACCATTTTGAAAACTAACAACTGGTCGCATAGTATTGTCCATTGTCCAACCACGACTAGCATTGGTAGCATGATTATTAAATGAGTATAGGCTACCAGCTGGTTCATTTACTACTACTATTCCAGTTACAGGGATAGGATTTCCAACATCATTTTTAATTTCTTGATTGTTCGTAAACAAATATGTCATATGATTCTCCAACCATCTCTGTATATTAACTGAGTGGCTCCGTTGTTAATTTGAATTATGAATCCACCAGCATCGTTATCGACAGTGCCTGCAACAGTGATTGGATTTGTTTCTGCTTGTCCAGACTCATCTTTAATAATTAACATACGACCAGAACTTGGTGATGTTGGTAATGTTATTGTGCATGGTCCAGCATAATTTACTCCAACATAGTAATCATCTGAATCTACATTGTAGGTAGAAGTGGTTACTAAATGTGTTGTGTAAACAATATCGTGTGGATTAACTTCAGCAAACTCAAACTTCTTTGATGTTGCGTTATAGCGCATGTAGCGCATGTCATAAATGCTTGCGCGATCTACATCATCTAACCAACGGAGATTTACTTCACCAGATCCTGGACCAGTGTTAACAATTTTAGTAATTGATTGTTCAAGTAAACGAATCTTTTCGGTTACTGCTTTAAATTCTTTAGCAACTGGATCTGGCTGTGGATCAATATGAGTTGATTTTGCATTACCAAGATATTTTTTAACATCTTTAAATGGATCAGGTGCTTCTGGTGCTGGTTTTTGATTAATTAGTGCAGGGATCTCAGCAGCAGAAATATCTTCAATTATCTCTTGAACGATAACTGGAATTTCTTCTTTAGATGGAGACATCCCAAGTTGCGCAAAGCACCCATTCAAATCTTCTTTGATGGATGCTTTTAGTTTTTCTTCAATTGCCTTCTTCTTGCGTTTTTCTTCAGCTAAAAGATTAAACAATTCACTTAGATCATTCATACATTATTTAAAAAACTTATCTAATAAGTTTATGTGCGACATTAGATATCCAACTGCAATTGCGCCACCAACAATCATCCATTTCCAGCGTTCAAGAAGATCAACACGATCTTTAATTGCATCAATTTTCTTTGACATTGCAACATGCTGTTCTTCATCGCTTCTAGCAAGGTCATCAATCTTACGATCAATATGATCAGTAATCTCGCGAGTGGTTGTTGTCACACGAGAGTGCAACTCTTTGATGTCCTGCTTTACAGCAGCAACATCTTCTTTGATGCCTTCTACTTGTGCTTCCATTTTGGCTATTCTCTCTGGTAATTCCATACGATTACTTATTGTATATTGATTGTTGAGTCCTAATCCACTCTTGTAGAGACTTTAATTGTTCTGCTACTTTGTGGTAGGTTGTGTAGTTTTCTGTGACTGTTGTGGCAACGCCAGAGAGTTTAACTTCGGAGGTTCCTGCATCAACGCTTCTGGTGGAGTCGGGAACTTCATTGCGACTGGCACTGTCGTGGAGCACGACGAAACCATTAGGCACAGGACACTTAGCATCAGCATCTTGGCTAATATACTTTGGTATTTCTTTGATGATTGCATCACCCTTCTCCTTAACAACTTCAACTTTAGTTATGTACTTCGTTACTACTTTCGTAGACGCTTCAGCAGATGCAGCATCTTTCTTTGCCATTTCTAATTTTACTTCAGCAACTTTGGCTTCCCATTTCTCTTGATTGGAAATACCACCTTCCATATAAACACCAAATACTAATATAGCAATTGCTACTACTTGAATTGGTAATCTATATGTTGAAATAAATGGAATGAACTTTAACACCAATGATGCACCAAGTCCACACAATCCAACTAAAACTACTAGATGGAATATCCAAAAAGGTAACCAGTCAAGTATCCACATTATGTAATCTCTTTAACTGCCAGTGGTTTACGTCTTGCCATTCCAAAGATAGGTTTGTTCTTGCTCTTTGGATAAATCTTTGGCTCCTGTGTTGCAACTGGACCAGATGTATTATTAGTTGGAGCACCACCTACTGCACCAACACCCATGCCGTCTTCTCGTAAGAAACGACCAACTATAATTTCTTCTTCAACTAAATGGATATTTGTTTCCATTAGTTTTTTAAATCTTTCTTCTAACTGAGAAGTAGTTTTCGAACCACTCTGATAGTTTTCTCTGATTAACCAAATAGCAGCAGCCATACTCTTTAGTTTATTCTCACCACCAAATCTATTAATTAGTTTCTTAAGATTAAATACTAAACGATGTAGATAAGTAAATGCGTTACGTTCCGCATCTGTACTAAATTGATTAGACTTTCTTAATACGTTGCCATGCTGGTCTATAATACCAAGTTTAAATGCCTCGGTATCAGTAAAGTTAGTAACTAACATTCTAAGAACTTTAAATGCTATTACGTTGTCTATAACACGGCTCATTAAATTTTCCTTAGTGTGGAGATAACTCTCTCATCTAAAACTGTTTCTGATAATATAATTCCATAATCTGTTATGACTTCTGGCATCCGATCAAGATATACTAAAAATGTTATAAGGATATCCCAACATTCTTCATCTACTTTATAAAAAAGCATCTTGGTAGTTGCATCACCAAACAGATTATAAAGAACGATTATATGATTGAGTATTAGTCTTTCTTTTAAATCGCCATTGTTTTTATACCTAGAGATTAATTTCTTAAGATATAAAAACTTTTTTAAATCATCTTCGAATTCTGATAAACTATAACACTGAGTGTTATCATAATGATGCATTGCATAGATTAGAAAATTCGCTTCACTTAACTTTTCATTCATACCACATTATATCTCTCAAAGAAATGGGGGAACTATTCCCCCATCATACATAACTACTTATTAAGCGTAAACTAGAGTCGCAGCTGTAGAAGTTACAGTTGTGTATCCAGTAGCACTTACTTGGCAACGATATTGGTAGTTGTTGTAAGTTGCTTTAGCAGCAGAAGTTAGAGTCAATGTAGCAGTTGTGTTACCTGAGTAGACACCACCTGATGCGTTAGCCCAAGTAGATCCACCATTAGTAGAAACTTGCCAGTTGTAAGATAGAGACGCTGTTGGAGACGCAGTTGCGGCAACAGTGAATGTACCAGTGTAAGTAGCGGCAGCACCAGAAACGCTTGCAGGGTTAGTACCGATAGTAATAGTACCATCTGGTAGAGTTGTATCATCAGCTTGGTCGCCAGTGATAGAATTGTTAGCAACTAACACTTCAGATTTGTTACGTACGTTACCTTGAGCATCAGTATAGCTGTGGTAGCGAACCCAACCAGCATGAGCAATACCTTTTGCTTTGGCTTCAGTTTGCGCTTCTTCAGTAGAGTCAACACCGAAAATCTTGCTTGAGTTACCCATGATAGAGATGCTATCAGTAGATCCGTGAGCAACATATGTTGGCTTCTCAGATAAAGTATATGATTGAGCAGAACAAGTAGTAACAGCACCATTGCCGTTATTAGTACCCATAATTACTTTAGCAACAGTATTGCTAGTAATAGATACGATTTGATATTCTACGCTATTTGCTTTGATAGTATTACCGATTGCAGCTTCTGTAGTGAACAGAGTGCTAGAACCAGTAACTACGCCTGCAGCATCGATGCTAACTGTACCAGTAGCAGATTTGCTGTCTTTGTTTCCCCATAGTGCCATTTTGATTCTCCTTGAATTTGGACTTGTTTATTTATAAGTTGCGCCAGCTGACTTCAGCTTGGACATAGTTGCACGTGGTTTGTATACGCCAGCACCTGCACCAGCCTTACGACCTGCTTTTTCTGGTTTCTTCATGTCTTTCTTAGTCTCAAATGCGCCTTCTGGATCTTCGTAATCAGCTCCATAAGATTTACCTTTGATAATACGTGAAGGAACATCAGCCATTTTGATTTCATCAATTTTCTGTTCATTCTGACTGCTAGTGATATGCTCATGACCACCAGTGTATCCTGGATCATAAATTTTCTTACCAGTTGCTTTAAAATGTTTAGTAGCAGCATCTTCTGCTTTCTCAGCATGCTCTTCAGCTTTATCCCAGTCACCTGATTCAGCATGCTCAATATGCTTATTCATATGATGTTCGTATTCAGCTTTATGGTCAGTTGATTCTTCATTTACTGATCTAATAGCAGATTTAACTTTAGCGTCGCTATCATAAGCGTGGACTACTTTATGACCAGTTCTAGTTTTAACAACAGAATAGTTCCCATCATTATGTTTTTGTTTTAATGCAGCAGCAACATTTTTTGCTTGCTCAGCAGATGAGTAAATAGACTCATCTAATTCAACTTCTTCTTTACGTAGAAGTTTGAAATCTTCAGCATCTATTTTATTATTATGGTTCTTGTCGATTTTCTTTTGTTTTCCAATTAGTTTTTCATCTAATGATTGTAAAAAGTCTTTATATGATTTCATAGTTCCCTCTTTAATTTTTGGTTTTGCCCAACCCTCTTCAGTGTCAGAAGCAACACCTTTCGGATGTAATTTAATTACTGCAGTTTTAAGCGCAATCTTTTGTGGTTTTCCAACTGGAGCAGTTTCTTCTTTAACAGCTGGTTTTGAATCATTCATTTCTGGACGATAGTATTTCATAAACTTTTTAAAGTCTGACTTAATATGGTCATGATCTTCTTCGCGTCCAGCAAGTTTTTCGCCATGACCTGAATCTAGATAATGTTTAACTGTCTTATCATCACCATCAGTTAAATTCTTAACATGCTTATGCATTTCTTCATACTTCTCATCAGCAGTACCGCATGCGCCATGATAACCCTTACCTGGATTGCCAGTAGATGCCTCAAATACTTCACCACGAGTAACAGCACGACCAATTGCTTTGTTCATTTGCTGATTGTTTTTATGTCCAGTATCTTTAGGTGTCATGCCTAATTCTCTGTTAACACGTGCACCTTTAGAAGCAGCCATTAAGTTTTTGTAAGTCTTATTGCGACGTGCTTGAATGGACTTCTCGTCAATTGCTTCGACTTCTTCGTTAGTCTTATTAGTTGGGTGACCATTGATTGGTTTACTTGCAGCCTTTGCTGCTTTGTTCTCTGGTGTGCCTTTGATATATTTACGAGCAATAGTTGGTGCTACTGGAATTGGATCAGGTACATGGTACTCATCATCTTCTCTTTCTCTCTTACCAAATCCACCACCACCATAAGCATGACCATGGCTTCTGCCAGAGTAACTTCTGAAACTTTCACCAAGTTCTTCTTTAGATTGTAGATAATCTCTTACGCAAGTAATATAATCTTGTGCTAAAGTGATCTTAGATTGAACCCACTCAGGCATGTTATCTTCATCAGATAACATATCAATTAAATCCTTTGAGTTGCGTAGAATAGTTTGCAATTGAGTGCGAGCCATTTGACCTTCATAGTCATACTCACCACTATCAATTGCTTTTGCTGCTTCTTCTAGTGGTTGTAAGCAAAGATCTAATTGTTCCTTAATTGGTTGATTCATATTCATTTGCTTATCATTCTCGCCATTAAAGAATTTAAATCCTTTAATCTTTTTGCCCATAGTAGTATCTTTTGATGTTGATGCTGATGGAGCAGATGTTGATGTTTCAATTTGATCAGTACCATTTGTTTGAATAGTACCTTCTTTTAAACCAAGTGCTGTATTATGATGGTGTTTTGCTTTTTCATAATCAATTTCTGCCATTTTAACACGTCCACCATCATGGTGCCATTCTGCGCGATTGTCATGATAGTCAGCCATATGTAGATGGTGATCAACCATTTTACCTTGTTTCTTGGCAGCATCAGCTGAACGCATACTTTCTTCAGCTCTTTCGTATGGATCAGAACCTTCTTTTATTTGACCATGTTTCTTTAAATCATTGTCAAATTGTTTATTAGTTGCTTTGTTGATACCTTTAAAACGCTTGTCACCTTTTGCATAGTTACCAGAAGCATCAGCTGCTTTGGCAGAAGCATGAGCAGCAGTTTTATATTTGCCTAGTAGATCAGTTGACAGTTCATCAATCTGAACTTCTTCTTTCATGCTTGCTTTGGCAGCCATGTATGCACCAATAGCCATCTTGCGACGTTCTTCTTTAGACTTATTATTAAAACGTGGATTTGTTGACTTGATAAAATCATTAATGTAAGCACCTGCACCCATATCTGGACGTAGAACTTCTTGAACTTGTACCATTGCTTCTTTTTCTTTTTTATCTAAACCAAGTTCAGTATCTTTCTTTGGACCATTTGCTTTAGTCATTTGATCTTTGAAACGCTTTAATTGGGCTGCGCGATCATCTTGTTGTTCTTTAGTTTCTTCTTTCATGTGCTTAAAGTACTCCACTTGTTTTAGACGTTTCTTTGCACCAGCAAGAGTTGGTGATTTACCTAGATTTTTATTACCATGTTCGCTCTCAACTTCATAACCACCAGCTACTTTTTCGATATGTTCTTTTAGATTCATACCTTTACGCACGTCGTTATACATTGCGTCCTTATGTTCAGGTTTCATTTTAGATGGTGCATTAGCATGGAATGCTTCTTTATTACCAGAAGCAGCATGTTCGCGCATTTTGCTGGCAGAGATACCAGTAGTACCTTCAGCATCTGGATCTCGAGAGCCAGAAGAATGAACAGTAATAGATTTAAAATTATAATGACCATGAGCAGCATGTTGACCATTATACTTATGAAGTAAATCATGCATGGCTTGGTGGCGATCAGAACCAGCAATTACATGGAGATGTTGCGCTCCAGCAGAATGTGCTTGAGCAGCATGATGAAGGATAGTAGGATTCTCTTTACTGGCAGCTTGAACATTAGTTCCAGGAAATGCATTCTTTGCATGTTTAACTTTTTGCTCAGCTGATAATGGATTTTTCTTAGCATCTTGGCTATGTGAAACAATAACTACATGATCAGCGTTATGTTTCTTAGCAACTTCATGGACTTTATTAACTACTGCTTCATGCCCAGTAGTAATTGGATTCATGCGACCGAATGCCATTACCTTATGGGATTTAAGAGAAACAGATTTATCTGTTTTTTCTTTTCCACCCAATTCTTCTTGTAGTTTTTTATATGTTAACATATTAACAATTCCATTTTCTTAGAGCAAGTGCTTTACGAGTTGGTTCACCATTAGGTTTCTTCATTGGACCTTCAACACCACTCATACGTGCACAGAAAGACTTACGACGATTTGCTGCTTTGCTACCAGCCTTTAACTTTGAAGGTGGAGTTGTTACTGGTGCTTTTAGATGACCACCCTGAGCATTATAATGATCGCGTCCTTTTTGAGTCAGACCACCAGTAGATGATTTGTAACCCTTGGCATCAACTGCAGCTTCGTTGGTTTGAGAAGCCTTTAATGCAGCAGCAGTTGGAGCACCTTTGCTTCCTGGTTTGCGCATGTGTTCACCAGAACCATTCTTGATTCTTTCTTGTTTAGCGTGAATGTTATCCCACAATCCACGTTTACCTTCTTCGAGGTATTCTTTAAATGAGATCATTTTTTATAAACCTTTAACAAGTTTGCTTTACTAAACTCTTTACGATTAACTAATTTAGTTGGTTGTTCTTTACCATTGTGTTCATGATTAACAACAAATCCTTCTGGATCTGTTTTGTTATCGCCAATGTGATGCTCAAGACCACCAGTATGAGTATTTAAATGTTTCACTAAAACATTCTTGGCAGCAGCCAAATGACTGTGCATGTTCAATAGATTATCGTAATGTGACTTATTCTTTTCGATATGCGCTACTTGTGAAGCACCTTCACCTGTATGTTTTGCTTTTGCTGCATCAGACTTAACACCAGCTGCTTTCTTTTCATAATGAGCAGTAACGTGTCCTTGTAAACCTTTTGCAGTTGGAACTGTATCTGTTTTAACTGTATGATTAATATAAGAAGCCAAATGACCAGTATCACCACTATGGGCTGGGTGAACTGCATCATACATTTTATGACCATGAGTATCATGAATATCTTTTGCGGCATTCATATGCTTATGGAATTCGTCTTGGGCTTCTTTTGGATAATTTACTTTAGAAGTGTCATGATTAGCAGTCTTAAGGTGAACATCTTTATGTTCACCAAAGTTATGAGTATCTGGATGCGGAGTAACATGCATTGATTCTAAAGACTTAGGATCTGCACCTTCACCATGCTCATATTTTTGGTGAACAGCTACACCAATCTTTGAGCCAGATGCTTTCTTTGCTTCATCGCCATGAGCAGTATAAGAGATTGTATTTGGAGTAAACTTAGCAGAACCTGATTTCTTATCAGTCTTAACATCACCTTCCGAGTGCATAATGTCGCCTTGGTAAACGCCAGTCTTTGGGGTTACTTTTGGTAGATGTTTTAATGCTGCTTTTAATTTAACTGCTAATCCAGGAGCGTGGCCATGGTTCTTATCAATGTCGGCTTCTGTGTGATTAATCTTTGGATCTTTATTGAAAGCACCTTTTGTGCCAACAAAGAACTTACCATTCTTAGGATGGTGACCAAAAACAACTGAAGGAGAACCATCATACTTCATTGTTAACTTGCTATTATTAGCACCAGCAACAGTATGATGATGGGCTTGCATTAGTGCGCCATGAGCATGCTCAAATCCTTCATGACCATGCATTAATGGGCGATCTTCAGCATGAGTAATATGCTTTAGTTTTTCGCCTTCAGCTTCTTCTTTTAAAAATGTTTGAAACGATTTCATACTTACCCTATTTTCTTAGCAGAAGCACGTAAGAACCAACCATGCTTCTGATGCGTATCTATTCTATCAGCAATAAAATTGCAAATGCCTTGTTGTTTATTCGTATTTGCAATAGTGAACACTTTATTTAGGCTGGCAAGGACTTCGTCGTTTGCCTTAATCAGACTTGCTAGAATATCAGAAAGAAGGATAACTCTAGTTGTTTCTTCTTCTAATGTTTTATATTTGTAAAGTTCATCAATACTAACTGGAGCATACTCATCTAACTTACGTAGTAGTTCAGCAGTTGGATCTACAGAGTTATAAACATCAGTATATATTTCTTCAAAGAATGTATGATACTGAGTAAATTCAATACCTTCTACGTTCCAATGAAACTGGTGTGTCTTATAATACATTACTGTTGCATTAGCCAGTAATACTTTAATTGCTGTTTTTAACTCATCCATTATTATATTCCAGGTGTAACTGTAGTGTTTGACATAGGGTCAGAAGTCTTAGAAGTAAAGTCCTGTGGACATTCTCCAGTATGTTGCATATTACAAACAGGGCAATAGTTCTTAACAGTAGATTTAAAAGACTTCAATTTTTTCTTTTCTACTTTCTTCTCTACTAATTTTACATTTTGAAGCCACTTGCTAACTAACTTGCCAGTAGATTCTTTTAATAATAGGTGATTAGATCCACGCTTAACAATTTCATATTGTTCGCCATCGGATTCTACTTGCTCACCAACATTAAAGATTTCACCACGGAAATACTGTTCGCGTAGTTCGTCTTTAACTAATTTAATTTCTTCTTTGATTGGTTCAAGTCCTGAACCAATTCTGATATCATTCATCAGTCTACGAGAATCAATATCGCGAATTGATGATGGTAAATTATTTTTAAAATCTTCGTATAATCCCTTTACAGCATAACTACGAGTAGTATCTTCGCTGTCAGGATCTTTTGCAAAAGCTGAAATAACAGTGGCTTCTTTCAAAGATCTCTTTAATGAGACAACTTTATCTGCACTTGTTACAACTATAACATTACGGTATGTTTCTTTTAATTTAGAAACTACTTCACTTAGGTTATCTGAGTAAGTAGAGAAAGTAGTGTTCGGAAACAACAGATTCAAATACTGTAACTTCTTTTCTACTATTAGAGGATTCTTTTTGGCGTCGCTGATATCGGACGCATAGATGGCGTAACTAGCATTCTTCTGCTCAGCTACAGATTTGACAGCCTTGATTAAGAGTTCATGTCCGATCGTCGGAGGGTTGAACTTTGAACAGGCTAGAACTATCGTTTTACTCGGTAGTTCTCTAATTAATTGTCTATAATCTTTCATTTAATCCATCAATTTAATAGTGTTATATGTTATTTAGTTATTTTTTACTTTTGGTTGCAGTTTTAATCATCTTCATACCAATCCTGTTACCAACTGGATTTGGAGTACTAGATGGAGAATGGAATTTAAAGTCTGCGTCCGAGAAGGTATGAACCGTATACATAAGATTACCACCCTTATAATCTAAGTAAATTTGATTTACGGTTAATGTTCTAGCAGCCATTGTTAGGATTTCTGTTGCTCCATTTTTTGTATCGTTCAACCATCCCATAACTTCACTGGTTATTGGAAAGTGGACCATACCCCATTTTTTATATCTGGAACTAGCAGTTCCTGCAAAAACAGACTTCATCTTATCTGCGCCACCTAGTGTAAATTTAGCAGCAGCAAATAGTGGTTTACATATTTTCATAGCAGAGTCAAAACTACCCATAGCATCAACTGCTTTAATAAGAGAATCTTGTTCAGGTATTTTTGTTCCTGTATATCCAGTTTTTAAATCTTTTCTAGAAAGTAACTTTATCAACTCTGCATACCCTGGCATCTTTAAATATTTTGCTACTTCTAAAACTCCACCATAAACAGTTCCCTTACTAATTAACTGAAGAACAGCCAATGCCTTTTTAAGTTTTGGTGTTAGTGAGGTTGGATCCATAGAATCTAATGCTTTTTCAACTGCAGTAATGGCAGGTGCGCCACCTTCTCCAGCCTTGGCAGAGATTTTTTCATCAATTCCATCTCTTACCAAATAATAATCTACAAGACGTGCATTTTCATCTGTTGGAAACTTAGCATGAGTATATTTTTGTCCAGAATTTAACATATAAAGAGCACCAGCAACTTCTCCAAAATCAGAAGTTATTACGCCAATATCTTGAGGTGTTAACCCAGCAAATTTTCCAACAAAGGTTTGATTACCAGCTACTGATTGTTTAATAATATAATTACATGCCTCTTTAGCAGCAGGTGTTAAATCTAATGTCTTTATTTGTTTTGTCACGACTGCTTCTATTTGAGCAGAAGTCATCGGCTTCATTGTATTTAAATTAAACTTTGAAGGCGTAAGTAGTTTTTTCTTGATCGTCATAATAACCTAGTATACCTTATAATTTGATATTTAGGTCAGTCTATTATACTTGCGATCCCATTTACCTATCTGGTCTATGATCTTACGAGTGGCGATGTTGTTTCTTAAATCATAGTCGAATGACTTTAAGAAATAGTGAAGTGTGGGAGAATCTCGTTTAACTTTATAACGATTCAACAGGACGTTGATATCCACATTTGGTCTGCGCATTTTAAAGTCTAGATACACACAATGCGCATATGCTTGTATCTCATCAAACTCAGAAAGGTACGCTCTCTGAGAATCTTTCTTTGCTATACCTACCTTTCTATATGGAACAACGTAAGTACTCCATTCATCACCACGTCTATCAAACTGCATGAAGTGAATCATCTCATGCATTAGAGTTTGAATAAATCTTAGTTTAAATTTATCCCAACTAGACTTAGTAAAGTGAAAGGTATTGAATTTTTCGGTATAGATGTGAATGGCACATTGGCGATTTTCTGGATCGTATTCTCCACCAATTGCAATATATTCTTCAGTCCACTTTGCTTTGGACTTTTCTTTACACCATTGTATTTTGGTACGCCATTTTCTGACATAATTCGAAAGACCGACTTGATCGTTTTTATAATTATCTAGATCTGCCCATACTTTTGCTGGAATGAGTTTTGCTCTAAATGGACGCTCATTGAAGTTGAGTAAGTCCATCCAGTCGTAAGTTGCGTTCTCTAGGAATTTCATGGTTCCCAGAAGATACTTGCTTAACTAAATTGCTTCTCCAAAAATGCAAGAACCTTCCCCTGCTCCTCTAAGTTAGTATTTGCAAACTCAGTAATATATGGCATAAGGTCAAAATTAGACATCAAGTTACTATATTTAGTTTCTCTTCCACGTAGGAATTGCTCGGACTGATCAGAGCCACGATCTCGATATCTTTGTTCTAGAATATCCTTTGGAGCCTTTAGGAATACAACTTCTAGTTGGGTATTCGGTAGACCCATACAGAACTCTAGGAATGATTGGTTGAAAACCCTATCGCCCTCAAAGAGGATATTACAGTTATGAGAAGCAACCCATTCTTGAAGAGGTGGTTGAACAGCCATAGAAAGTCGATCGGTTCCAGCAAAGGTTTCACCCTCGTCATATTTACCTAGAATGTATAGATCTCGTTCGGTATTATAAGAGGCATTTACCAATTTAGCAGGAGAAACTTCCAGCCAAGTTTTATCTTCCATAAACTTACGGAACAAAGTAGTCTTACCAGTTCCAGGCGAACCACCAACTGCGATAATCTTTCTGGTCTTCATAGGATTAGTTACCCTTTCTAAATTAATGGTGTCAACTACACCTACGTTCTCATTAAATGCCATTTCTAATTTCCTCAATCATTTTAATCAGTTCTTCTTTACTAAAAACCCAAACACGTCCACGGAAAGAATGTGTATCAGTATTCTGATCAGTTCTCTTTGTGAAGGTCATCTTGTTAGTAACTTCTTCTGAAGCATACTTTGATAGATTACGTTTAATCTCAGTAGCATAATCTACATTACTTTCACGTAGTTTCATAAGTTCAAACTCTTGAACACGATGCTCAACAGTCAACTCATTTAGTGAATAACGATCTAAAATAACTTCAGTTGGAGTACGCATTGGTGTAATATTAGAACTGGTAGTAATCGTGCTTGTGCTACCCATGGCTGTTGGCGAAATTGAAATTGTTCCACTCATATTCATATCTTCGTAGATAGCATTGGTAAGCCCACCAAATTGTCCTTTAGAAATAGCCATTAAAAATTCTCCAATCCAATTAAAACAGGTTCTTCATCATCAAACATCCACTCCAAGTTTTCTATTTTACCTGAACTTAGGAAAGAAGAAAACTTTTCTTTATCAATTCCTCTTTTGTGATCAAGACGAAAGTCAATAGTCTCTTCACGTGATTGCCAAAGAACATCCCAATCAATACCATACCAACCATCATTCTCTGCTTTGATAATCTCTTCTGCCTGACGATCTAAGTAGTAACCAAGATAACGACCATGATGTTCTCTAAAGATTTTCTTGAAAGAACATAGGCAAGTTTCCATTGTAAAGAAGTCTACTTGCGTTTCCAAATCTGGGAATCTATCTTTTGTTTCCTGCAGAATATATCTGGCTTCTGACTCAAGAGACGCATACTCGCCAGCAGTGAGTTTTCTATCCACATCGTCGTGTCTGCCGAGGGCGCATAGTAATCCATTACGATGAGAGCGAGAGCCATCATAATCATCCAGCATGAGACTAGTAGGGCTGATGCGAATACCAGCGGTATGCTTAAGATGCTGAAGATAAAACCAAGTGGAATAACGACCAAACTTATGCAGCCCAGACTTAACGCTTTCCCACAGGTTATCAAAGTTTGCTTCCTCATTGTCTGCATAAAATCTTTCTAATCTTTCTCGTTGAGATATGCCACCAATAAACTGTTGATATGAAGCAAACATAGCAGGCAGATGCCCCTTGTTCCACTTAGTATCTGTTTGATAGCGTAATCGTTTATAGTTAGTAGTATTCCACTGAGTAATACGATCAACTGTTGCTAATTCATAATCAGGAAACTCATTCATCAGCACCCAAGCAGTTGGTAGTTGATAAGTGTTACCGTAAAGCCAAGCAAGCCAAAGACGTTGTTCATCATTATGCTCGTAACGCTTATTGAGATAGTTCGTGCACCAAACAGCTGGGTCACAGTCATCATACTTCAATGACCATGCGTACCAGCGAATGAACGCTTCTCTATTATTTTGTGGTTGTCTATAATCCATTATTCTTCAAAGGAAGGTAAAACATCAATCACGACAGGTAGTTTATAGCCATCGATAATCTTTTGCATTGCGGCAACTTTACCAGCAGCTTGTCCTTTTACATATTCGTCTTTTGTCCTACAGTGAAGTACAATAGCGAGTTTCTTAGGGAGAGTATTCATATGACTTGCGTGATGGAAGATAAAACCAAGTGGGTCAAAGTGAGCCATGCTACTCATAGTTGAGTGAACAGCAGCGATGCCACGCTTCTCATATTTCTGATAACAATAATCGCGCAGTTCAGAATCACTATAAACAATCATGTTCTTAGTGATTGACATTTCATTTTTCTGTTTCTCGTACTTATTAAAAATCTTAGTAACAATACCTGATGCTGCCCTCTTAGAACCTGCGCTCTTTGTAAACTCAGCAGTAAGAACTTCTCTGATATACTCTTGAGCAGTTTCAACAGAAGCATCCATCTCCTGAATTACCAGATAATTTTCCATCTGGAACATAAGGTCTTCATCAGAGTTTTCTTTAGTAATGACTGGACTTCGGCGATTAGCATAACTACCAGCGAGCAAGATATTAGTAGCGATATCTTTTTCCGTGTCACCAAAGTCAGATTCTTCTACTATACAAACAGGAATCTCATTCCATCCACGACATTTAGAAGCAGCACCAATTCGAGTATGGCCATTAACAATTTCAAGACTGCCATCTGGACGTTTCACTAATGTCGCTGGGGTGATATCGCGCAACACTTGTTCTGGTGAGTCATTATATGCTCGAACAATCTGGTCTTCAGTAGTTACATTCTGTTCAATGGCACGTGCTTGGTTACGTTGTAATTCAACCAGTTTGTATACTGGATATTGGATGACTGGGTAAAAACCATTCTCAACCTTGTCAATAATATTCCTACCAAGTGAGAATGTATCAGTAGTTGTTTCTGGCTTCAATTTACCTTCATAGAAGTCAACTATCTTCTGTTTGATTTCTTCTGTTACTAACGATTGGTCACCACGATGGGCATTGTTCACCTTGTTGTAGAACTTATTTTTACCTAAAACTTTCATACCATAATCAAGACCCCACCACTCAGATGCACTAACAACTGCTTCATCATCAGATTCAAAAATACAATACTGTTCTAGTTTGGCATTACCAAAATCATTCCAGAACTCTTGTGATGATGCTGATGAAACGTAAGAAGTTTTTTGCGAAACCTTTTTTCCCATATTAACTGTATATGGTTGTGGTTTCAACCAAGCGTATAGATAAAATCTTGTAGTGTGTTTCATGATATGGTTCCATTTTCAATTGTTACAACCATAATTATACCCTATTTCGCAATAAAAGTAAAGCGAAATTTGACTCAAAAATCGTCTATTTTTACCCCTATTTGGGTGTTTGCAAGGTCGTAGAGAGTCGTACAGCCCCCCTTACCCTTTCGGTTGACAGCTTTATTGATAGTCGTGTCGGAATAGTCGTAGTCGCCCTCTAAGAAGGTATCTCCCCCTATACGGAAGATAGAAAGGCTACATCCGCTCTTTTGAGCACCCCAAAACTTAAAACCTAGTCGTTCGTAGAAACCGACTGCCGTCTTCTCGGAGGATACCCTGAAGTAAGTCGCACCATTAGATCTTGCACGATTTAATGAATCTTCGCATAATAATCTTGCAGAACCTTTACCTCTATGTTTTGCAAATGTGTGAAGTAGTTGTAAGTTGGCTACGTGAGGTTTGGTCTTTGAGATTGTGGTGATAATTGCGGCAGTTAGTTCATTACCATCGTATGCGCCAATACAACATTCCCATTGATCCTGCATATCTGCTTTGGCAACAAATGTCTTGGCAAAGTTATCTTCTTTGTCTTCAGTAATTGCTGCTATAAAATCAGTACGTGAACACTTAGACAACTTCAACATATGTTCTTACTTTTTCTCCACGATCTTCTGGATGTTTTGTTTTCTCCCAACCAATAAACTGATGAAGATCCCAAATCATTGGAGGGAATTTATAATTATTATTTGAAAGTAATTGTACTACTGGTTCACCAGTATTCAACGCAGCATCAAGAAAGTCTTGAACAAATCGGAAACATGATTCAAGTTCAGTGCGATCCATTGTACCACGGAACAATCTAAACTCTACCGTATCGATATGCTTTAGTGCGTACATATTAATAGCGTAGCGGAATGGGCGACCCATTGATACACCATCTTTACCTGCAGCGTGCATCTTAATGAACGAATCAAAATCAGTCGCTAGATTAATAATGTTATCAGCCATATAGTCAGGCAGAGTTCGACCACCATCAAACTTCAAATACATCTTTGCGCCTTTTGCGCCTTTCATTTGATTGTGCTCAAAGTAACCATAGACGTGTTCAACTGTTTCGTGCTGGTTTTCTTTAATGTATTTTGTTAGACGCTTTAGAGCATCGATATCATTTCGAAGATTCGGTACACGGCAATGAATATGAGTATGAGCAGTAGCACCAACAGTAGGTGGGTGTCCTTCCTTCTCAAATAACTGTTTGAGTTCAAAGTATCGATCAACTTGTTCTTCCCAAGTCTTAGTCGGTTTAGTATTAATTTCCCCACCGACTGGAGGAGATTTACCAAGTGGGTCAGCGCAGACATATTGATATGGCTCTCTTAAGTTAATAATATCTCGTTCTGAATATTCCCAAGAACCAAGATGTTCTGGAATTGAAAAAGAGCGAGGAACATCACCCCACTCTATTTCCATACCGTATGTATATTTGTCAGTTGGATATGGTTTCAGTTTCATAATCTACTTTCTGTAAATCAGGTTTGTTAGTCTTAACAAGATTAACATTCATAGTCATTCGTTCATCAAATGTCAAGTAAGTATTCATTGGTACTTCAACTGCTGGCATTCTAATACCTGCACGTTTAGGAATATCTGCAGTTGAAGTAATTATAACTCCATTTACTAAAGAAGTCAAATATAATGGACGCTTGCCATTTCTAAAAACAGTAAGTTCTTTTTCTAGTGACAACTCACAAACTGCCATAGACGCATCTGGATATTCACCAAGAGCATTATCAGAATGTAAAACCAATTCAGAATCATTCTTTGTTTCACAAGGATAGTGAAATATCTTACCCCAGTTTTCTGGAAGTTCTTGGGTGATAACTCCATTGTGAACAATAGAATGGGTTTCGCTTGCTATCGGTTGGTTATACAATAGATCGCTAGTGCTATATCTACAATGACCAATAAGGTAAAGATTACCATCATCATTAACCATCTCCTCTAAATTATCTAAATGAGTAAATCTATCCGCAGGAACTGCTTCTTTAAATGTAACAATCTTATTATCTTTAATGTAAGATAATCCAGTTGCGTGCATTCCTCGAATCTTTGACTCAAGGAATATCTTACGGATAGATTCAAAATCTTTGGCAGTAGGATTCTGAATCAGAGCACCAATAACGCTACACATCAGAAGAAACTTTCTAATGAAGAAGAATTTGCCTCAGGATGATATTTGTGTAGTTCTTCTTGACCCAATTTAGATTCAAGATAGTCATACCATTCTTGACTATCCCACATAGATTCTGATACGCCATTCCATAGTGGTTTCCATAATGGATGTTCTTTGTTTAGTCTACGAGATTCAACAAAGTTATAACGACAGTCTTCGTATTCATGCGAACCAAGTTCTAACATTTTCTCACGGAAATAAACTACCAATGATACACGCTCAGAGCCTTCTTCACAAACGATAGGTGTATTGCCGTGCATAACTTCGTGATTATTAATAAGAAGCAAATCTCCTGGACGAACATTAACCGCAACACGATACTCAGGTGCAATCAAATATCCTCCAGTATATTTACCATCGTTAGACAATGTTAATAGATTAGACAAACCTTCATTTAAATCACCAGCATCTCTATGTGCAGCAGTTCTAAATGTTTTATTAACAGTTACTGTTGTAAATGGTGTTCCTGGAACTAAGAACCTTGGGTCTAGTTTATTTGCTGCAGACATTTGAGCAGCATAGCGTTCTGGTAAAAGATTCTTAAAACCTTCAGCAAGATTTTGAAGGAATGGGTATGACATTTTAAATTTGTCAAAGTTATCGCGAGTATAAGAAGTAGCACGTCCATAAGGAATACGTGGATAACGATCGAACCACCCAGCAATGCCAGAGTTAACAGCACTACCGTAAGTAGTTGTGCTAACCATCTTCATAACTTCTTCTGTTGCTTTGGCTCTTTCTTCACGTGTAAATGATTTAATTGAGTCAAGCCATGCTTCAAAATCAAATTTACCACGGAAACGAGAGATAACCCATACATTATTTTTACCATCACCACCAGCCATCTTCTTATCTACTTCACGTGGATATTTGGCACGAACAGTATCGATGACATCTTCATTATCAAGAGCAGAGTTACGATTCTTAATGAGGGCACGCATCATCTCATCTTGATAATTTGTTACCCATTCTCTTCCTTCAGTTGTGGCAAGAATGCCATCCTTGATACCAGAAGCAAGTCCTCGATTCTCTGTGCGAATAGCTGCTTCTCTAAGTCCGACGTATGCTGCATCTTGCTGCTCTTTACTAAAATAATTTTTACGAAACTTCAATACGATTCGTTTCTCTGAGATTGGATCTTCACCAAATTGTGGTGGCATATAAACATCAGTATCTTCTTCAATAAGATGATCATAATGTGATTCATCAACAAACTTACCAAGAAGATGTTCACAATTATGTTTCTGTTCTGCTACAATTATCTTAACCATATCTTTCTCCTAAAACTTAAACCCACTGAAACCTTCTGCTTTCTGTCTCTTTCCAAACTCACTCTTATCAAACATAGGAACATCAACTTCCTTTGTCTGCCCAGAGTCAGATAAACCTACTTGAGCAGATGCTTCAACATCATATAACTTCATCTTCGCTCGATCAACTCCAATAACAAACCTCTTGTAGAAACTAGGATCGTTGTAACGATTCTTTAATTGTTTCACAATAATCTGATTCAGTTGTTCAAGTTCTTCATTTGAAACTAACGCAAACATCAAGTCAGCAGTGGCAGGTAATCCAAACGATTCAGAAGTATCTTCCAAACCTGGATCGCTATTTGTAAATCCACTTCGAGTAGTTTGCGTGGCTGAAACAATCGGAACATTATATTCAACAGCCAAACCACGTAACTCTTCAGCGATGGACTTAATATATGTATAAGAATTAATACTTCCACCTTGCTTCATACGCTGACTTGCGCAAATGTTTAGATAGTCAATAAAGATAATATCAGGTAAGAACTCACGCTTCAACTTCAACTCTTCAAGCAATGCTCTGAAGTGACCAGCATGCGCACCTGCAGTTGGATATTCTTTAACGATTAATTTACCTTGAGTCTTACTTGAGATTTTCTTAATACGATTATCAAAGATATCTTTATCAATAACTTTCAACTCATCCATGGTAAGGTTCAACAAGTTCGCATCGATACGTTCAGCGATTCGTTCTTCAGCCATTTCCATAGTAATGTAAAGAACATTCTTACCTTGGACTAGAACACCAGCAGCCACGTGGCACATAAACAAAGATTTACCAACACCAGTGCCAGCCAATACGATGTTAAGGGTTTTCTTCGATAGACCACCCTTAGTGATCTTGTTAAACATATCCAAATCGAAAGGCAACTTCTCTTCAACCCTATGATAATATTCATAGCGAGCATCACTATCTTCGATATAGTCATGACCAACATGGTTATCAAAAGAAACGGCAAGAGCATCAGAGAGTATAGAAGGAATTGAGTCCTTGGTGTGGACTTTATCTCCTCCATCGATGATTTTAATAGAGTGTAGAATCGCATTATAAACTGCCTTATCTTTACAAAATTTCTCAGTTTGTTCCATCATCCAAGACTCATTAACTTCCTCATGAGTCATTGTTTCTACGTAAGTATTAATGTCAGAAAGTTCTTTGTCATTAATGTCAGTTCGATTACCAACTTCAATAGAAAGAATTTCTTTTGTTAATGGCTTATTATATTTGGTAAAGAAATCCACAATGATCTTAGCAATGATTGCTTCTTTTCTTTCAGAGAAATAATCAGTGCGGATAAAAGGGATTACCTTACGACAATATTCTTCATCATATACAAGATTAGTTAAAATCTTTGTTTCAATTCTCATTCAGTTCCGCCAGTGTAAGTAATGTTGTTTCTTTGTAGTTCTTCTGCCATAATAAACTGAAGAAGTTCACCAATATAGAATTCAAATTCTTCTTTGTTGTACTCTATCTGATTATTATGGACTTCATACTCAAAGTTAAGTTTGCAAGTATCATCAGATTGCTCGTCAAACTTAACCTTACCGTAAGAATATATTATACCTTCAAATGGTCCAGAAGTCAACTTTATCGCATCATGTCCTGTTTTGCGATTCTCAACTAGAACATAAGGTTTCGCAAGATGTTCACTCATCAAATTCTAGAGCCTCAAGTGCTTCATCAAGATCATCACGCATCATTACTTCACCCTGCCCGATAGAATATTTGTTCTTGATAAAATCATAGAATGTTTTACTTGTAAGGATTGACATCCAAAAATCTTTTGAGTCAGTATCTTTAACACGATACTTTTTATCTTCTACAACCCCATCTTGATCCACCTTACTGTACCAGCCGTTCGATGGCTTGACCACGTGTCCTGACTCAAGTGCAACGTCAAGTAGACCAGACCACTTAGACAAACCACCATCAAAAGTAACACTAACAGGGATTTTGGATTTTTCTTTGACATAACGACTTTTCTCCACGTTGATAATAAAGTTATAACCAACAATCTCACTACCTTCTTTCTCTTGCTGACGTCCGAGGATATAGACATTGTCTGCTGAATACATTGCACCAGTACCACCACCAACGATGGCTTTCGGAAATAAACCGATCTCCATATATGTATGGTTGACAACAACCAGTGGAATATCTTTTAAGTTTAAGTGTGGAGTTACCATACGGAACAAAGACTTCATTTGTTTTGCTCGAGTCATATCTGCAGTAGACTTACCTTCTAGTGCGTCATCAACTTCTTTCTTAGAAGCAAGGTTACCAATAGAATCAATAACAATAATTAAATGATCACCACGCTCTACGTTTTGTAGTTGTTGCATAATGTCAAACTTCAATTGTTCTACATCGGTAAGTGGAGTATGAACAACTCTGGATGTGTCGATCCCGAAAGTATCAAAGTAAGACTGAGGAGTACCGAACTCACTATCATAAAAAAGTAAAGCAGCATCTGGGTATTTGTCCAAGTAAGATTTTGCCATCAGCAAGCTGAAAGCAGTTTTAAAATGTTTTGATGGACCAGCCCACATAGTAATGCCTGGAGTTAATCCACCATCAAGGCGACCTGATAGGGCTACGTTGATAATAGGAACAGAAGTAGGAATCATATCCTTCTTCTTAAAGAACTTTGATTCAGATAGAATCGCAGAGTCTTTGATGGTTGAATTCTTTTTGATTTTGTCTAAAATGCTCATATTATACCTTTAGAAAGTCCAACAATTGTGTTTCATTCATTGCGCCAACTTGACGTTTTAATTCAGTGCCATTCTCATCAACGAGAATCATTGTTGGAACAGAACGAACCCCATACTCCACTGAAGTCATAATCTCAGCATCGATATCAATCTCTTCTACAGGGATGGTAATCTTATCGCTAGCATTTTTAATAACTTGAGTCATTGCTTTACATGGTCCACACCACTCAGCATAAAATTTTAATACCTTCATATATCCTCCTATGGATTGTTTTTAGAATGCGGAACATCAAATACAAATGTGACTCTAGTACAGTCTCCAATGTTCTCAGTTCCGTGCATAAGTTTATTATTGAACCACAGTAATGTTCCAGGTTCAACATCATAATACTCATCGCCTACAAAATATCTATATCTACCCTGAAGGGATAAATGATAACGATCTCTTGTAAGATAATAAGACCCTTCATCAATATGGCGACCAACTATACCACCAACTGGTAATGATAAGAAACCACAACGACTAAATTTTTTAAAGTTGCGTTTCATAAATCCTACAATCTCTGTATGATTCTTTATTGCTGGAGTTGGGATACACATCTCACTATCTCCAACAAATTCTTCAGGATGATTTATACCACCCATAACCAGCTGAAGATTTCCAACTGGGATATCATCATAACCTCTATCAAGTAGAGATTGTGCACCATCAATGTTTCTCTGAGACATCCAATCTTCTGGGTGTTCTTTTAACTGTTTCAATATTTTAGAAACATTAATTCCAGTTTTAATAATACGTATATTAACCAAAGAAATCCTCTAGTGAACTTTGTTCAGAAGTAGACCATCCTAATGGTTGAATAACAATTTGAAGAGCATCAGTAAATACCTTTTCAAACATCTTATCATAATCTATGTAGGATAATAAATCAAACTCTGATGGCAACTCTTGACTAAACGCAATAACATCTTCTTGAAATGGGTTTGGTTTACGAACATAAACAAAACGAATCTTATCGCCATCACGAATCGGTTGATATTTTTTATCAAGACCCATCTTCTTAGTATAGTGATTGAATAGCAAAGCACCTCGAACATGGATCGGAGTTCCCTTAGAATAGATAGGCGAACCTGCGTACTGTTTCATGCCATTCACACCACGTGGAAACGCAATCTCTTCAACTGGAAGTTTATCGAACTCTTTACGAAACGACATAATGTAGTTCTGAAGATCTGCTTGATTTCCTTTAAGGATAACCTCAATTGAATCTCGCAATTTATCACGAATAACCGCAGGAGTAGAGGACTTGACCATTTCAAGACCCATAACTTTAATTTTAGGTTTCGCATATTGAACACCCTCTGAGTTGTGAACATTAAGGATATATCTTTTCTTAGCAGTCCAGATACCTTTATCAGCCAGAACCTCTCGTTTCATTTGCATCTTCTGACTATACGCATTCATATAATCTGCTAATTCTTGATAACCTGAATCAATGAATGGTTGGAAAACATCTTCACAAACTTTGTCCATGAACTTAATTTTCTGCTCATCAGTCTTGCCTTCACACATTGTCTCAACTAATGTTTCAAGTGTAAGATAGATTGAATCAGTATCAATGGCAACTACATAATCTTTACCCTCAGTCTTAAGGGTTTTATTCATGAATGCGTTTAACTTATTAGCCATCCAACGAATAGACAACTGACCTGACGTAGTAATACCTTCAGCCATACGGATATCAAAGTATCGGAAATACTGATTACCCATAGCACCATAAGCAGAGTTCAGCGCAATCTTCATAGCCATTTGAAGGTTATTCAAACGAGAAATATCTTTGAGTAAATGTTTCTGAGACTTATCTTTCTCGTATTCCTGTTGAACCTTTAGCATCTGCTTCTTAAACTTGCTTCGGTCAGTATACATCTTTTCCATCAACTCAGGCATGAAACCTTTGAACTCTTTAGTATATGTCCAACCATTTGCAGTTAGCGCAAGATCTCGTTGTTTAACATATGTAGTATCAATCTCTTGATTCAAAAGTTTATCAACAGTTACACTAATCTTTTCAGATGTCAAAGTCTCAGGACTAATATTATACTGCATAATCAAATGCGGATACAATGAGTTCAAGTCAAACGATGCCATCCATTTATGAAGACCAACGATTGGATCTTTAACATAAGCACCTTCGAACTGCGCATCTTTACCTGAATGGGATTTAGCAGGAACAACAATACCCTTTTTACGTAGGTGGTTATAGATAATCGTATCCCACATACGAACCTGCGAATACACATCTTCGAAATTAATCTTAGCATTATAAGCCATCGTCAAATGCAGTTCGATTAGACGCATTTTGTCTTCTAGTTTGTCAACCAACTCTACGTCATGAATATTATAGTCAACGAACTGCTGCCAGTGATTAGTATAAAAATCTTTGAATGAATCGCCTGGATTTACTTTCTTCTTGTCACCAAGTTCTTCACCAGCGATATAATCCAAACGATAACTTTCCTGTTTAGAATATGTATATTTCTTATACAGTTCAAGATAATCTAACTGAGCAATACCGATAATGTCATAGTGAATCTCTTCATTACCTTTAATGAAAGTTTTACGCTCATTAACATATCCCCATGGACTTAGTTTGTTGGATTCACCATCCCCAAGTTCACGTTCAATCCTACGAATAAGATACGGCATGTCAAAGAAGTCAGTATTCCAACCAGTGATAACATCGGGATGACTCTTAGTCCAAAACTCTAGAAACTGAGTAAGAAGATTATGTTCATCTTTACAATTAACATAAATTACATCTTCACGTGGGTTGACATATGCTTTGCTGCCGAAAGTAATAATTCGTTTTGTAGAAAGTTCTTTAACAGTGATTAGTAGGATCTCTTCATTGGCAGATTTAATATCAGGGAAACCATTCTCAGTTGAAGTCTCAATATCAATGGTGAATACTTTAATCTGCTCCATATCCCAGTTAACATCATGCGAATAGTTATCGCTGATGTATTGATATGCGTAGTTTGAGTTTCCATAAACATCAAACCCTTGAACACCCTCATATCGTTTGATAAACTCTCGAGTATCTTTAATAGATCCAGGATTAACTTCATCAACGAATGTTCCCTCCAGTGTCTTCCACTTGGAGGGTTTCTTTGAAGTTACGTAAAGGGTAGGACTGAAGTCTAGTTTACGTTGGTAGCGTTTACCATTCTCCACACCACGAATGAAGATTCGATCTCCAATCGGGTGCACCGAAGTATAAAATTCCATTAAGACTTTCCATACATTAACATCATAGCATCAAGAGCACAGTCATGAACAGGATGGTGTTTAATAACTTGGGCTCGTTCAAATAGAGGATGATTTACTTCACAATAACCATTAGTTCCGCCACTCATTAAATCAACAGCAGTTCTAACGTCTCTCCACATATTATACCCAGTAATAGGTTGCATGTCAAGTTTTTTAGCGAGAGAATCAATGGCCATCTGATCAAGAGAACCTCTTGCCCACATAGTCTGACCATTTGCATTAACAAACTTGTTCATATAGTTATGCAAACCTTTAAGTGCATCTTCTGCAAACATATCTACTGAGTTTGCATCAAACGATACGCTGCGAACATATTCATGCTGGTTCGCCCACCATTCTAGTGTTCCAACATCCACAGTTCTACCAAGACGTTTCGCTTGATCCTTTGCATTTAACTTAACAAAGCAAGCACTATCTAACAAGTCTTGATAAGTTGGACGTTTCTCTGGATCAAAGTGAATCAATGCTGCTGATAGGATAACTGCGTTTGATTCAACACCCAAAGTTTCTACGTCAAAAATAAACATTAAAAGTCCCTCGTTTCGCCATCTTTAGTAAAGAATGCTTTGATCTTTTGATCATCAGTCCACCCCTGACAATAATCATTATCTACATCACAAATATCAAGTGCTTCTAGTTCTGAAACTACTCGATGACTTGTGATTGTTTCACCAAGATATTTCTGAGAGAATTCTTTTGGACGCTCCATTGTTACATCATCTAATGCATATTCTGGATGCGCTTGATCAACCTCAACCATATATCGTTGGCGGAACATTCCAATCGTCTCAACCATTACCCATACTTTATCACTCATCAATCATCTCCTTAGTTAGCGCAAGCGAATTCTTCAATGCTTTCTCAGCAACTCGCAATCCATATTCCATCTCACGATTCTTTCGTCTAGCAAGAGTCAACTTATTACGAGTTTCTTGATTATCTTCATACAACTCTGTGGTATCTTTCTTAAGTTTCTCAACCCAATCATTTACTTTATGAATTGTTACCCAAGTACCATCTGCTAGTTTAGTATGACCATCACGAATACGAAATTCGTCAGTCCATCTTTCATTCAATTTAAAACTTGGCATTGGTTCAAACAAAAACAATTCTTGTTGTTGTAGTTTCTGTAAAAGAACATCAAAGTTCTTTTCCATATTTTCTTTACCATAAAACATTATTCGTCCCCCTCATCTTCATCAGATGCATATACTTCTTCACGACCAGCCATTGCTGCATGGATATCGCAAAGAGTACGATGCCAACCATCAGTATAAGTTTTACCTGGACTACCGCATTCTTCACAAGTGCGATAACTAAAATTCTCAGCAACTGAAATATAATTCCAGTGTTTGTCGGTTGCTCCATTAACATAAAAACGAAGTCCACCGAACTTCTCTTTGACTTGAGATGCTACTGGAACCTTAACAGTTTCTTCATCCAGTTTTGCTTTGGCTTCATCGATTGCTTCTTGTGTTACGAGTTTAGTGCCATAGAGAACACCACCAACACCAACATCAACAAGATAATCATAACGACTCTTCGCTTGGCGATAATCACCATACAACATCCCACAAAGAACATCAAGGATATTATACCAACCATCACCATGTGAGAAACCCCAGCACATGGCTGTGTGTTGCATATTCTCATTTCGATCTTTAAAGATCAGCGGATATTTTGCACAGAGTGCTTCATCAAGTTCTTTTCTCATACTGCTCCAATCATTTTTTTATACATGATAATCTTTTCGTGATTCATTTTTGCTATATTATATTTCTTTTGTAATTGTTGTTCAGGTATTGTTAGAATATCTTCAAGAGGAATACCCATATTCAAATATGTGATTACTTGAAAGTCTGGAACCAAGTGCTCACCCATAAAAGATTTTTCAAAATAACTGGCAATATTTTTACAAGTTTGAAAATCAATACCTTGTTCTTTATGGTACCAACCTTGGTCATTAAAAGCATATCCATATACTTCTGGATTCATAGCAAATTCTGACCCATATAAGTTAACACCATTCTTTGTATCAGTTATGTGTAACGCATTGAATGATGTGTGTTGAACGGGATAGTCTTCTGAGTGAACAAAATCATATAGTTCTTGAAAGTATTTTTCATCATCATATGGTAATCCAATAATTAATCCAACTCCAGTATTAACTTTACCCTTCCACTTATCTCTGACCCACTTCAGTCTTTCTTTTACACGATCAGGATGTAATCCTTTACCAATTGCTCTTGCACTTTTATGATTAAAAGATTCAATACCAAAGAAGTTACCAACTAACCCTGCTTCTAAAAGTAAATCGGCTTGATGGGGGAATCTATCAATTAAATCTAAACGTAGGAAACAACTAAACTTAGGTTTGAATGGCAATGATGTAAACAACTTATGGAATGCTTCCATCTTATCATTATCATCATTAAAGGTATCATCAGTTACATAAAAAGATTCAGTACCATTTGCTTCCCACAATTGAAGAAGTTCATCACGAACCTCTTCCATATCTCTAATGTATGTCCCTTTCTTTTTACCCAATAATGGGTATGAACAAAACTTACATTTAAAAATACAACCACGAGCAAACTCTAAAGGAATACCTTCACCTGGAAGTAAACAAAAATCTTTATCGTGATAGAATGTTTGTAACTCAGTCATCTTTGGTTCAGGATATTTGCCTGAATCAATAACAAAAGAAACCTTATCTTCAAATTTCTTTTCTGTATAATTTTCTAGTTTATCTTTCTTTCCAGCAAGAAAATCAGTCAAGTCAATAGTTGATACGTCACCATAACCAGCAAGGTAATAATCAATATTCTTATCAGAATGTGAAAGAAGCGCATATGCTCCAGCGAAAACTAACTTGGCATTACTATTTTCTTTAATGTTACTGTAAATAGCATTCATTCTATCTTCAGTATTAGTCTGATACATCTTTTCATATGCAGTATGCATACTATTCTTTATCAGGTAAAAGAAAGTAGAAGAATAACCTACCCAAAGAGTTTCTCTTGTGAGATGTTTATTTACCGCAGAATTAATTTCTTCCACTGTCATATACTGAGTATAATCTATAACAACTGCAGTATATCCATGTTTCTTTAATTCAGAAGCAATTCTATATGGTCCCAAGGATCTCTGAATCCGAGGAGTATCCTCTTCATTAAACTTTGAGCCACTAAGAATAATTACATCTGCCATTAACCCCAAGTCCTATGGTTTTCTGCTACGTGTTCCATTCCATCATAGTCATGAATATGCCATTCAACATCGTCAGGAATTTCTACAATAGTAATATCGGCAGCCCAACTATTTGCTGCAGTACCCATCTCTTCAATAACTGCGATTAAATCTGGATCAGATCTATTGTTACAGAAGTCATAGTCGCTTAGATAATGATCATCGTCGCCAGAATGACCTGCTTCAAAATAAGAAGATCCTAATAATTTAGATTCATTCTCTACTTTGTCAAAAGCAATACCCTTACGATCAAGTAGTTTCTCAAATGCTTCATTTGAAATACCAAACCCACCAAAACAACGATTGATTGCTACTTTCATTTTATATCCTTTGAATTATCTGCGATATCTTTATCATCACGAATTTCAACAAAGATTGGAAGAAACAAACTTTCCTCTCCCAACTTATTCTTTATTCGACTATTATACTTGATTGCCACAATTTTGTCAACTATTTCTTGACCATAACTCTTGCGTTGAGCATCAGTCAATCCAGAACCTACGCTTACCTTAACTATTCCATCTGATGATTCACAAATCAAAGAGCCAAGCATTCCTGCATACTTACCAGTACCTTCTTCGATTGCAACAATCTTAAGATCGCATTCTAGTTCACCTTTGAATTTAATCTGATGCTTTGCACGTTTATCTTCCCAGACACCATTGCCATCTTTAAGGATAATCCCTTCATAACCTTTCGCAAGATAATCTTGAAAAATCTCTTGGGCTTGTTCTAGAGTTTCAACAATAGTTGATGTAACAGTCCAAATCTTTTTATTCTTTGACTTTTGTTTTGATACAATCGCTTCAAGGGTTGAGAATCGTTTTGAGTATGGAGTGGGGCACTTGCCATCAGCAAAATATGCGTAAGGGATTAGATCCCAAACAGAAGCATGAACCATTGCTGCTTCTTCTACTGAGATAGTTCCTTTGTTTGCTTTATTGAGTATTCCATTACCAGTCTGCCGATCAGCAAACTGATAATCACCAGGAAGCATAACAAGAAGTTCACCATCGAAAACGCAATCAATAGAACCAGCAAGAGAAATAAACTCTTGCTCCAAATTGCCAAGTAATAAAATTTCTTTTCCATTTCTACTCCTAAATTCACATTTACCATCTCTGACGATTGCGTTGAAGCGCATGCCGTCCATTTTCATTTGTGCGTACGCTGGGAAGTTTATCTTGTCTACGAGTTTCTGCTCGAATGGGCTGCACAACATTACTGGATATTCGCTCACCAAACCAGTCCACACTGCGTTTGCGGTTGATACTTGAACCCCACATTTTAAATCCTTTTGAATAATTCGTTCAATAACTCTAGCATCATCTTGATTCAATGCTTCGAGCATACCCTTAAGATGAGAAATACCTGCATTACCAGTTACCTGACGTGAAGATAGATCGTAGAGTGAGTCAAGCGCAAAGCGGAGAGCAATCCCATCATTGGGATTTGGTTCATACTTTGGAATCTTACGAATGTAAAATTGAGTGAATGGATCTAGGGCAAGACGGATAACTTCTCGGAGAAGATTATTATTTTTGTTTGCTTCTAGTTGCTCAATTTTAAAATTACGAGAAGCATTCGCAGCAAGACTATCTAAAAAATTATTTACATTCATTTGTGTTTCAACTCCTTGAATTTTCTATATCTCATATCAAAACGAATTGGATTGATAAATTTCTTTACCTCGCCAGTGTTCACATTATAGAAGGCAACCATCTTTGACTTATCATCAGTCAAGTAATAGATATGGTTGGTTACGTTACCAACCCAATCTGAAGTTATCTCTTGGAAAACCCTCATGCTACTTCCTTGAGATAACCATAAGGCAAACCAAACAAGTAGCAAGCATACTCAGCATCACCACCTGCGTCAACGGAATCCATGAGCCAAGCGATAACACGAGCACGATTAGTACCAGTGTGCATAAGGTTTGTAACCTTGTCTTCAAACTTGAGGATCGCTTCTGCCTCATCGATCTTACGACACAATTCCTCGTGCTCAATAGCAGTGGCGAGGACTTCGAATTCTTTCTCAAAGTCTTCCAACGTCCATTCGCTAGTGTCGATGCCACGTGGTCGAGTGCCGTAAGCATCTTTATACATATCCCAATAAGTGCATTGGGCTTGTTCAAGAGGTGACATTTCATTCCATGATAGCATAGCGATCTCCTAGATTAAACGAAAGACTTACGTGGAAAACCAACAGCGAAACCCGATGTTCCAGTGGAAGCAACTCGAGTTGTTTTTCCACGCATCAACATCTTAGGTGCTTTACGGGATTTTACAACCTCAATAGAACCACCTTGTTTCAAAAACTTCTTCAGTGCTTTTTCAGTCTCAGCACGCAACTCAGACTTAGACTTATACATATTCATTTCCTTTTCATCATTTATACAACTATTATACTCCAAGGTTGCATTAAAGTAAAGCGAAATGTTGAAAAACCCTACTGAAAGTAGGGTTTTGTAAGTTCTTGAAAAGTAAACCTTTTTTATTACTTTTTACAGCCCGAGAGAGCCTCTAGGCAGGTAGGGGTGGGTTATCGCCTGTTTGGAGCCGTAAAACTTCCCTACGATCGTTTTGGCACGTCCTAAGAGACGATCTTTAGACCACTCAGGGCACTGGCGGAAACGACCTCGATACCCGAGCCAAAGATTCGGTTATATTCGTTCGCCATGTTTGGGGCTGGAATACCTTCAGTAGCGATTGCGGTAGCGTAAAGGATAATGTCGCTTTCAGCGTAAGGCATGTATGGAGCAAGTCCAACACCAACACCTTTTTCTGTTTGTTGAATTACGATTGCAGCGGGATCGCTTAATGTATAACCAAGTTCAGTTAATTCAGTCTTGGCGATAATCTCTTCACCATTCAATAGTTTAAAAACTTTAATCATATTATTCCTCTATCATGTATTCAATAAAATCTGCTGCTTGGTTTTGATCATGGAAATACTGCATAACAATTTTATCCATATCATATACGTGTTGCATAAAAACTAAGATCTGTTTATTTTTATAAACAGAAACCTTGAGCATCCAATTCCCTCTGCGAACCAGAAAGAAAGAGATTAGGTTTGGTGATAGTTTTGCTTTCATCATAACAAGTATTTAGGGGAACTCGAAAGTCCCCCTACTTGCTACGATTACTTACAAAGTTTCGTATTCGTCTTTGCCAACACCACACTCAGGACATTCAAAGTCAGCAGGAAGTTCATCCCATTTACCTTCTAAGTCTTCATCATGAACGTGACCACAGACTATACACATACGTACTATTTCTATCATAAATCCTCCAAGACTTTTTTATAAGCATTAGCATGACGTTCTTCAACTTTCTTTAAAGCATTGAAACGCTTTTCAGCTTTTGCTAAAACAGCCTTGAACTCTTGCGCATGTTCAAAGGATTCTTGGATCTGTCCACGCATTTCTTTTTCTGCGTGTAGGTCTCCCTCTGAAACTGCAATCGCTTGAAACTGTGGATACATTTCTGTATACTCATAAGTCTCACCATCAATTGCTTTCTGTAAACATTCCTTAGTGGATGGCTTACCGATTAGCAATTCTAGATGACCCCATGCATGTTTAATCTCTTGATCAGCAGTATGTTCAAAGTGTTTTGCAACATCTTCGAATCCTTCTTCGCGAGCGATCTTAGCAAAATAACGATACTTGATATGAGCCATTGACTCACCAGCAAGCGCACTTTCAAGATTCTTTAATGTTGCGGACATCATAGAAACCTCGTTCTGTTATCATAAAAGTAACGAGTCCAATGTTCTACATCAGAAGCACTTGTTGGACGTTTGCTATTAATGAATTGTTCAAGCGCAGATTGCTCTCTTGGAAGGGTAAAGAAACTCTTTATTAGATCTAGAAAATTCATCTTCCGATCCCCCTTGTGATTGCTTCTGCTCTGGCTTTACGTGCTTCAGCGATAGATTCAAACATTGACATAGCAAATCTTTTTAAAGATTTTAACAATGCCATATTATTCTCCTTCGTTAAGAACTTGTGGCTTACCAGCAGTTTTAATCTTAACTTTCTTTGGCTTTTGTTCTTCTGGAACTAAACGCTCCAAAGCAATCTTAAGCATACCATTGAACATTTCTGCGTTCTTTACTTCGATATGATCATCGATAGCAAATGCGCGAGTAAAGGCACGAGTAGCAATACCTTTGAACAAGAAGTTATCTTCTAGTGCATCAGTAGCTGCATCAACATTACCTTTAACAATCAACTTACCGCCATCAATCTCAATATCGATCTCAGACTCACCGAAACCAGCAACTGCGATTTCAATTGTGTATGAATTCTCGTCATTCTTACGAATGTTGTATGGTGGATAGTTGGGAATGTTTTTCGTTAGATCAGCGTGCAAAGTTTGTAGTTGTTTTGCAGTGTCTTCGAAACCGACAAAGAATTTGTCGAAGTCCTTAAAGCCTGGACCAAATAGCATTGGAATGGAATTAC